CAACACTTGTCACGCTCTAAGAACTTGTCAAACCTTTTCTTGTTCATCATCATCCCAAGGGTCGTATTTTCTAGCTGGCATCTCACCTGGTTGGAAGCCCATAGCAATTTGGTTATCAGATAAACCGCTGGTTGGTGTGTCAACAATGTCTTGCTCTTGGCAAGTGTGTTTTCTACGCCACTCTCTGACTAGCACAATCGGGTTAGGCTCGTCAGTCTTGAACTTGGCACCACATGAGCAGGTTTCGGCAATCACCCAAGTAGGCTACCAGCTAGGCGTGTTTCCACTGTATTTCNACATTTTTGCTNATNACTGCCATCATTGTGGCTTGGTCTGACAGGGTTTTTAGCTTGGTTCTGACCCTGTTGTATTCGGCTTTGGCTAGATCAGCCTTTAGCTTTTCCTCTACTGCTTGCAACTTAGCAACAGCTTGCCGGTCTGCAACAGTTCCAGCGTTGTTGATGAAGGCTAAAGATACTGCCCTGTCATAAGCCGACTCAGCATCAACCATCTTGCACTCTGCGTCATAGAGGGCATTAGCCCCCTTGTCCATCTCCTGCGTTATGCGTTGAAGCTCCTGGACTATGTGGCCTGGTGTAATAATTTCCATCTCTTAGCCTTCTCGCTCTCTCTCGTTGTAGTTGCCAAAGCTGTGATACAAGGTCAAGTTCCCCTCGCTGAAACTGCTGTTGCAGACACTCTTGCACTTCGAGTATTGAACTAAGCAGAATCCTTTGAGCCTGATAGTCCATTGGCAATTTCCTTGATCTTGTCTAGCGTTGCTAAGTCAGCCCCACCAGTCTTGGCCTCGCTGTATAGCAAGCGTAAACCATCAAGGTCATTACCTAATTCTGCTGACATAGCTAGCCAATCTTTTGCAGTTGCACTTGGTTTTTTATCCCTTGCAACTTTTGCCATCTCTTCTCGGCTGGCTCGCTTGTTGCCTGAGTATCCGGCATTAGCTAAAGCTCTACCGATGGCAGATGTTTCTGCGTTCTCTAGTGCAGATGTTTTGTTAGCCATCCCAACGCCGTCAATTTCATAAGCCAANCCTGTTGCCCTTGCTAAAGCTTCTCTGTCGTTAGTCAGATAGACAGCAGCGTAAACAACCCAAGTGCTCACCTGTCGGTCTTGTAGCGTGGTCTGATTCTCGGTGATGATTCTCCCATCAGGGTTGTCTTTGTAGAATCGCCTGATTCTTTCCTCGACTGTTTCGTAATCGCTTAGGTTGAACTGTGCCATTTACTTTCCCTTCTCATGGTGCAAGTAAGGTGCTCCACCAGCTCTTGATCTAAGACTGAGCAAGTGCTCGCCGTAGATGATGCCTCGCTTCTTACCTTCCATTGCTTTGATAACTCTAGCCTTGAGGTCTGTCATTAGCTTGTTAGCCTTCTCTGCGTCTGTGACCGAGTTGAAGTAATGCACCCCAAGCTCATCCAGGTCAACCTCGCCCTCCTCGATGTTCGGGCTCAGTGCTCTGATGGTTTCTAGTGTTGAGTTAGACCCATCCCAGTCAGGCATCTTGAAGTCTAGGCAAGCTTGCCGGAATCTAAGAGCAGCCTCAAATAAAGTATCTGCCTCGAACTGGTCCCACTCAATGTCATACTCTTGGTAGCTTGACCCAGCTAGGGCTACAAGTTTGGCTTGCTTGATGCCAAAGACCTTCATGTACCAGAGCACTTGTGCCCGATAACTCTGTGGCACCTGTGTCCAATAGTCCCTGGAGAACTTAACCTCGACAATGCCCCACTCACCATCAGCGGTTTTGTAAAGTCCGTCTGGGTTGGCTCGCATCCAAGGGTAGGTTTTGTTTGCCCAAGTTCCTGTTGTCATGATCTCTAGCTCAGGGTGCTCATCTGCAAACAGTTGCAGGATTGGTTCCTCAAGTATTGTGCCGAGCTTCATGCTCATGTTCGGTGTGACCTCATCAGGAATCTGTCCTGTTTTCTTGGCCCAGAGTGTGATGGGTGAGGTCCAACTTGATAGCCCTGCACAAGCGGCAATGTCACTGCCACCAATTACACCTGGCTCGTTGCGTAGCTCATGCCACTCAGGACTGCCGTTGGCAAAGTCCCCTAGCAAGACTGCATCCTGCAACTCGTTTATCTCGGTTGGTAGCTTAGAAACTGGCAAGGTGTTCCCTCTCTTTCATCTTGTCCGGCAACCCACGCTAACTCTCTCGGCGTGGGTTTGCCTTTTAGGTTGAGATTAGTCTAAGTTGACCCTATGACATCAAGACACTTGGAAAGAAAATACATCGAATTGCAACACGCCATCGCTGAGAATGGCGGTGTTCAATGTAGTCAGTTGCCTGAGTGTTTCTTTCCAGAGGATGAGCCAAACCTGTACCTGCGTAGGAAGCTGATTGCTGTAGCTAAGGAAGTCTGCGATGACTGTCCTGTCAAGGCAAGGTGCTTTGACTATGCCCTATCAGCAGGGATGGTTGGTATCTGGGGTGGCACTACTGCTGAGGAAAGACAGAAGCTTAGGTCAAACTGACACGCTGTAAGGCTCGCACAAGCCCTGCCAAACCCTGCCTAGACTGATACCCTTGCCAAGGCTCTAAAGCCCTGTAGAAGCCTGTGGGGGCTGTTTAGGTGTTATTCGCCAGAATCAGGGTCAGTAGGCTTTACTGCTGCCTGTAGTCTTGCACCGATTCCATACTCATCCGAGTTAGGGTCGAGTGCTTTGATAAGTGGGCCAAGGATACCTGCAAGCAAAGCTGAAACAGTGATCTGGCTTGGGTCCTGAATACCTGCCAACAACATTGCTCCAACAGCAGCAAGGGCAGCTCGAAGGTATGAGCCGAGTGCAGCCTTTAGCTGTCTAATTGACTCTTCGGTTTTTAGTCTTTCAATAAATGCTTTCACTTTATTTTCTCCAATGCTATGTGTGTTTTGATGTAGCTTGTTGGCTCGGTGTAGCGTGTGCCGTTAGTTGTCCAGATGTAATCTTTACCCTGCTGGATCTCAAAGTGTAGGTGTGGTCCGGTTGACTCGCCTGTGTTGCCAGATAGTCCAAGTATCTCACCCTCAAGAACTGTGTCACCTTTGCGAGCTGTAAGGCTGCCTTTTTTTAAGTGCATGTAAGCAGATGTAATCCACTTGCCTTCTATCTTGTGGCGTAGCTTGACCAAGTAGCCACCGCCAGCAGGTTCACCATCTGCAAACTTGAGTGTGGATGGACCAGAGAAAAGCACCTTGCCATCAGCAATAGCTTTGACTGGTGTGCCAACAGCAGCAGCGTAATCCACGCCGTTGTGGTGCTTCTTGATTTTCTCTATGGGATGATAGCGAAATCCAAAGGGCGAGCTGATACGGGGCATTGGTTTATCAAATGGAAATCTCATACTGCTATCTTACCAGAAGGCTGAATAAGGCAGAAGCAAGTCCAGTGACACCAGCAGTCAGCCCTGCGTAGGCAATGCGCTCGATCCAAGCAAGCCGAGCTAGTGTCAGCTCAACCTCTCTGAGTCGGGCTGGTACTTCATCCAGGTGATTCAGCTTTTCCAAGATTGCAACAAGGGTTTCCCCATGCTCAAGTTGCTTGGCATAAATTGCTTGCTGGGTAATGCGTACCCCAGTTGTTTCCTCAGCCATTAGTTAGACTCCGCAAAGTCTGCAAGCTCCCAAGCTAGTTCTGATTCATTCCAGAGGTAAGTAAAGCCGTCAGTCGGGTAAGTTGTTGGTGATTGCCATTGACAAGTTTGCTCGTTTAGTGTCCAAGAATCAAAAGGANNTGGGGGTATAAACGCATCNAGTTCTTGATTGTAGTTAAAACCAATACCAGCAAAGTTTTTTCTTATTTTGCGATTGTAACTTGTTTGAATCCAAGTGCCACCTAGATTTTTAACTAGCCAATCGTAGCCTTCATTGGGCTCGTCATTATTGGTTACCAAAACCCTAATGACAATATTGTTTTCGTCTATTTCTGCGAAATGTGCCATTATGCTGCATACCTAACTATTACAATTCCAGAGCCACCATTAGCAGCTGCTGCAGTAAATGTGCCTTGGGCTCCACCACCNGAACCGCTGTTTGCAGTTGCGTTTGTAGGGCTTACAGATACAAGGTCTGCGCCAAAAGCAACTCCTCCATTACCTCCGCCTGCTTGTCCAGTTCCAGATGTTGCGCCACTTGTAGTTCGATAGATGCCTCCACCTCCACCACCAGCATAGCTTTGGCTTGTTCCAGAGATGTTTACAGAAACTCCAGAACCTCCATTACCGGCAGAAGAAGCTCCGGTATCTGCAGCAACCCCAGTATTTCCAGAACCACCACCACCTCCACCAGCGTAAACTACTGACCCAGGATTTTGTGCCCCAGTGCCACCGGCAAAACCTTGATTAGCCGTTCCAGACCCTCCTGCTGTAGAGGTGTTAGATCTTCCTCCACCACCTGATCCACCAGAAACTCCGACGTGGTTTTCAAAAGTTCCACCACCACCGCCACCTGCGGAAGTAATTGTGCTAAAGGTTGAGCTAGTTCCGCTGCCTCCAACTGCACCAGTCCCGTTTGTTGCAACTGCCGGAGGCCCACTTCCACCTGCACCGATTGTTACTGTGTAATTAGTTGCAACCAAAGATAGTGCTGTTTCTAGTGATCCACCGCCGCCTGTTGTGCCAACAGTAGATCGCAATCCACCTGCACCTCCACCGCCACCATGTTGTAATCCTCCACCGCCACCACCGCCAACTACTAGGTAATCTACAGTCAGGTTTTTCTTTGGTGTGAATGTTCCAGAAGCAGTAAAGGTGTGAATCCAAAAACCTCCCACTTTAGTTATGGTTCCACCAGTTGCATATGCACCATCAGCACCAGCAGCACTAAAAATACCCAACGCTGAGAGGGTCATACGG